ATAACTGGATGAGCTTGTAGTTTATTCGCAAGTTCTTGTTTAACTGCAGTTGAGAAAGCTGTATATTTCTTCTCCATTGCATTTGTCAAGTCTTCAGAATTTAACATTTTTTACCTTTGTTTTAATTTGTTTAAGTATTTTGTAATCTTATTTATATTTCTTAATTTAAAGTTTTCTTAAATGTCATTATACCAATCACTGATTTCATAAGACAGCTCTGGGGAGCTATTGTCTTCTGGTTCTATTTTGACGATATTCTTTATTTTTTCTAAGAGCACGTTTATAAAGTGTTTCAGCATCAACTTTTCCTTTTGTGAATGTTTCAGATTTCATTTTAGCTGCATTCATAATTTGATCATCAGGAATAACAACTCCCATTGAAGAAATTCTTTTATTGATATATAATCTTATAATAGGAGCAAAACCTACTTTTTTTAAGAAAGGTTTAAGTTGAGAATAGGAAAACTCTAATGGTTTTCCAAGTTTAATATTTTGTCTATTTACTTCGAGAATTTTTTTAACTAAAATTATTCTTAAAGGAATTGGTGCCCAGTGAAGATTAATTCCCATAGTGTGAGATTTTCCTCTAAGAAGAACGAATACTAATGGAGTCTGATCATAAGTTTGAGTTTTGTCTTTTGCGTCATAAGAAAATGTTAAGATTTTGCCTGGCTGAAAGTCTTTATTTGTTAATTTCTTCTTATTAGTTTTAAGAAGTTTTTTCATAAGCTCCATTGACTGTTTAATAGTCAGCGGTTGTTCCATTTGTTTAATTGCTAATGAAGCCATTTAATATCCTTTAGAATTTAAGTGGAAGTTCCTAAGAACTCCCTATTAAATCTAAGCTTTAGTGAAATAAGTAAATGAGAAAGTGACGTCAAATTCTTGAATTGTATCGGTTTGATCGTCTCCCACTGAAATTTCCCCAATATCTTGTACAAATACATCATGAAATTCATAAGCTGCACCCTCAGTTCCATCAGAGTTCATTTGCATAACTTTCATAGAAGTCATTACAGAACCAGGAGTTGAAGCATGCTTGTTATTTTGAAAATCATCAGCTTTAATCATCCAATCAATGAAAGCTCTGCGCAATTTATGATCTTCTGTATTATAGAAAGATACTGTCCAAGTATTTGTATATGTTGTATCTCCTGGAATCATAAGTTTTCTACCTTGGTTAAAAACTTCGATTTGACCAATTGTTACACCTGGAAAAGAAGTTGCTTTACAAAGCAAATCTCCTTGTTCTGCATTAATTGAAACACCCGCAATACTATTAATTACGACTCTATATTTGTTGGCACGACCACCTGCTCCCAGAGCATTTTTTACTTTATCTAAAACACCTGCCATTTATTTCTCCTGAAATGAAATTATTAATCTTATTTATAAAGTTTAAATATAGCTTTTATTTAAACAAATTGAACGATGAAATTATAGAGCTTAGAGAAATACCTGAACTTTTTGTTGATGAGGAGGTAATTCCAGGAAGTCCTTGTACACTTGAACCAGTTCCAACATCCTTTTTGCCACCATCTTTAATCGGTATAAATTCAGAAAATGTGAAAACTACCGAAAACTCAGAAAGTTGATTCTCGGTTGTATCTTCTAGTGTTACTGTTCCTACAGAAGAAGGAAAACAATTCTGAAGTTTGTATCCATAAACTGCGGTAACACCATCATTAGCTAATTGCCAAATATTAATATCAGTAAAATAGTTACTGATAAACTGACTATGTGCTTTTATATAACCATTCCCAGACTTATCTGAAGCTGTATTAAAGTTTGAATTATCAACTGCATTCATCCAAGCATCAAATTCTTGTCGAAGTTTCATTTCAGAATCATCAATGAACGAAACTTCGAAGGTTCCACCATATTCAGTTTCACCTCTCATATTATATTTTCTGCCCATAAAATATGCACTTGCTGTACTCATTGATCTTTCAGGAAGAGATGTTGCCATACAAAGAATATTCTTATGAGTACCATCACTTAAAGGAATTTCAATTAAATATCTATTTTTTCTTAAACCTAAACCTGGTCCTAAATGTTTCTTTAAGTCTGAAATTGTTACACTGCCCATGTTGCTGCCTTCTCTTTAGTTATTGGTACTGCAAAATTCTCTGTTTTAGATTGAACAGTAAAATGAGAAAATGAAAATGAAACAGTAAACTCTCCAATTGAACCAACTTGATCTGATCCTAGAGTAACATCAGAAACTGAAATAGGAAAGCAGTTGAATAAAGTATAAACAGCAACTGATTTATCTCCATCGAAATTTATCTGTTTAACATTTAGTGTTGTTAAACCTTTTCTTGAGTCAGCTCTGATTTGATCAGTTAATGATGAAGTTGAAAGATTTCCTTGCGACTTATCGTAGTACGACTCAAATCCTTTATTCATTCCTTGAACCCAGTCCATAAATATTAATCTTGAATTATGAGATTCATCAAGATAAAATGTTAAGTCCCAAGTTTGAGCGTATTTATGTTGTCCTGGTAAAGGAATAGTTCTTCCTTTGTAGTTAAAAGGAATAGTGTCGAGAGTTTTGCCAGGAAACGAAGTTCCTTTACAGATAATTCCTAAGTTTCTTTGAGCATCATTAGAAACACTTTTCGCTGGAACAACTAATTCAATAAAGAATTTTGATGTTCTTGCTGCATCATTTAGAATACTCTTGAGTTTAGTTTGTATAACAGATGACATACTAACTCCTAAATTTTTATTTATCTACTATTTATAAATAGCTTTAAGAAAAAATTAAACAGAGGTAAAAATGAAATTAGATAAAATGGTAACTCTGGCATATAATACAAACTGGACAAAAATTAATAATTTTACTATTCAGCTTACACCATCTCAAAGCAAAACTAATAATCAAGGTATTCTCTCAAAGATTTCTAATGATCAACTTAATCTTGCCTTAATTTCGTGTGATATTCCTCCATTAAATGTTTCACCAATTGAGACATTCTTAGGCGGAAGATGGTATTTTACAAATGGCAGAGCTGATATGGCTAGAGTAACTTTAACATTTAGAGATTTTAATGAATTTGCTCTTTATAAAGAATTTAGTAAAATGTTTGAAAATTCTTTAGGAAACTATAATAATATTCATTCTACTATTCTAGATGTCTTTACAGATAATGAAAAAGGTGAAAAGAAGATTTTTAGTTTGAGCGGTCTTATAATTGAACAAGTATCTCAATTACAATTCAGTAATCAAACAGAAAATCAAATTGCAGAATTTTCTGTAACTCTTAGAGGACAACGACAAGATATTTCTGGAGTAAATTATTATAGTCCAAGTCAGTCTGTTTACAAATCACCTAAGTTTTAATTTAATAAATACTAACATACTTACACATACATAAAGAAAGGACATTAATGTCAAGCGTTTTTAATATTGAAGAAAAGTTCGATAAAGAAGTAATTTTACGAGAAGGTAAAAAAATTCATATTCGTAAATGGAAAGTTAAAGATAGAAAAGCTTTTAAAAATCTAATTCAAGAAACACAAGGAGAAATTTCTCCTCAGCTTTTAGCAAGTGTGTTAGTTTTTCCTTGTATTCTTGAAAAGAATGTTCTTTTGACTGAAGATGAAATTAAATATATTATTACTCTTTTAAGGGAAATTTCAATTTCTGATGAATTTACTTTTAAGTTCTATTGTGATAATGAAGATTGTGAAGAAGAAAATGAAGTTCAAATTAAGGTTAAAGATGTAAATAAATTTAATCAAAGTAATTGGAGTACCGTAAGTATTTCTGATTCTGATACTATTACATTTGGCGAGCGAGTTCAGGCTCAGTTCTATTTTAATACAATCTTTGATTCCAAAACTCAGGAAGAAAAGAATATTGCAGATTTAGCTATGCATATTGTAAAATTTAATGATGATGATACAAAAAGCTTTAGTGAAACTTTAGAAATTATTGAGAATTTAGATATTAATATTCAAGATAAGATTCTTGAAGAATATAATAAACAAAAATTTACTCAAGATGCTATTTATGAAGTTCAATGTAAGAAATGTTTAAGAAAACAAACCTTTCTTTTTGATGAGATTCCAGATTTTCTTCCAAAATCTTGGATAATTTAATCTTAGATGTTTAAGACTGTTGAATATGGTACAGGAGTAAAAAGGAAATTTACTCTTAGACCTTATACTTGTAAGCAAGAAAGAGAAATTGTTATTGCCTTTACTATTAATGAAGAGAATTTAACAGAAGAAAATCTTATATCAACTTTAGAAAGTCTTAACGATTGTTTTAAGGAAGATTTAAGAATTGAAGAATTAAATATTGATGAGGTTAAGTTTCTTCTGTTGAGCTTAAGAAGTTTGGCAATAGGTGAAGAATGTAATATTAAAAATCAGTGTCCTCATTGTAAACAAGCTTTTGATAGCACTATTGACATTGGAGGAATGCTAATTAATTCAACTTCAAAAGAAAGTTCTATTAAATTAGGAGATTTTTTATTTAACTTTAAGGAAACCTTCAATGACAATGAAATGATAGATTATATCTCTGATATTATTCACGAAGAGAAATCTATTATAAATAGAGAAGATATAAACATTATTATAGAAAACTTAAGTTTTGAAGATTATGATAAATTAGAAGAATTTATTAAGAGTTCAAGAACTAAGTTTAATTTTAAATACACTGGCAAATGTCCTTATTGCAACGAGCCTATTATCTTTAACTTTGGAACAACGGAGTTCATTCTCAGATCAATGAGCGAAGATTCATTTGTTTCATTTTATAAAACAATATCAGACATTGTTTATTTTGGAAAATATTCAAAGCTAGATGTAGATAGTATGTTTCCATTTGAAAGGAATATTTTATCAGGAATGCTTCAAAAAACTATTGAAGAATTAAAGAATGCAAAACCAGCTTAAAGGTTAAGGAGAAATAAATGGCAGATAACTCAAATACTTCTAATGTTGTTCAAAATTTAAATGATTCAATTTCTCAATTTAAAAGTGCAACAGAAGGTGTTAAACCACAAGTTAAAAGAGTTTCTGCTGGAGAATACACTTCAAAAAAATCTGATAAAGCAACTGATCAAGTTCAATCAATTAATAACGAAGCTCTTAAAACAATTTCTCAAAATTCTAAACAAATAACAAAATTATCATCTCAAGAATATAATACATCTAAAGCAATTTTAGCAGAAACAAAATTAATGAGTTCTTATTTAAAAGAAATAAGAGATAATTTAATTGATGAGCAAAATACTGGTTATAAGGCTCAGAGTGCCAAATCTCAACAAGTTAAGCAAATACAACAAGCTATTACTGAGCCAGAGAAAGAAGAAACCAATTCTAGTGGATTTGGTGGAATGGGATTACTTGGTTTAATGGGTGCTGCAAAAATGCTTAAAGGTTTTATTAAGCCTAAAGCTTCTCCTCTTCCAAAACCTAAAACAGCGCCAAAATTAAAACTTCCTGGTTCAAAAATTGCTGCAAAAACGATTGGAACTTTGGCAGGAAAGGCTAAAATTGCTTCAAGAGCTTTAATTAAAAAGGCTGTCAAGGAAGTTATTAAGAAAAATGCAGCTAAAATGCTTTCAGCTAAAGTTCCAATTCTTGGTGCTGTAATTGGAGGAGTTGGTGCAGCCTTTGCTTATGCTGCAGGCGATAATACTGGTGCTGCATTAATGCTTTCTTCCGGGGCAGCCTCAACAATTCCAGGAGTTGGAACCACAGCTTCGATTGGACTTGATATTATTGTTATAGTACGAGCTGTTTATAAGATGGTGTATGGAATTTTTCCTGAAGATGATCCTGATGTTCAAATAAGATCAGGAGCAATTAAGGATGAAGTAACCAATTATTTTAGAAGCGAGACTCCTCCTGATAAAGAAGTAACTAAGAGTTCAACAGCTCCTAAACCAAAAACAATTTCAACCGAAAATAAACCATCATCACAAGCTAAACTAAAACCTTTAGTTAATAATGTTAAAAAACAAGCTCCTAAACCTCAAGAAACAAAACCAAAAGAACTTGGTTTTTTTGCATCAATTGGAAGTTCTATTTCTAACACTCTAGGAAGTATAGGAAGAGGAGCAAGTAATTTCTTTGATGGTGTTAAAGATACTGTTCTTGGAACCAAGGAAGCTCAGGCAAGAGAGGCAAGATTTGTTCAACGTCTTAATGCGGAAGGAATTGTAGACCCTAAAACAATTGCTAATATTACGGGTCAAGTTTATGCTGAAACTAGATTTAAAAGAATGGTTGAGCAAGGTAATGGAAAAAGCTCAGATGGAATAGATCACTATTTTGACAGATATCAAGGTAAAAATGGAAACACTCAACCTGGAGATGGTGAAAAGTATAAAGGCCGAGGATTTATTCAAATTACTGGAAGAGCTAATTATAGAGCTATTGGTAAAAAGATAGGAGTCGATTTAGAGAACAATCCAGAATTGCTTGCGACAAATGAATCAGTTTCAACTAGAGCTACAATTGCTTGGTTAAATACTAAAATAGACCCTACTACTAAAAAGTCTGCTATGCAATTAGCAAAAGAAGGGAATACTGTCGCCCTTGGTCAAACTATTAATGCTGGTCATTCTGGAGCTAATGTTAGATATAATGGTGCCGATGAAAGACAGGCTGCAACATCACAACGAATGCAAAGTTATACTCAAAGTGGTGGAAAAGCTCTTGCTGTTCAAGATAATAGTTTTATGGGAAATATTTCTGCTGCAGCAGGGTCAGCTTGGAACGGAATTCAAAATGCAGTTGGGTTAAAACCAGCTGGTTCAATTGACTTAGAGCACGTAAATAAAACATTTATGGGTAATGTTGCCGGAATGGCAAGAGAGTATAAAGCTAAAACTGGTAAGGATATTTTAATTACTTCTGGTTATAGAAGTAAAGAGAAACAAGCAGCACTTTATAATGCAGCAGTTCAAAAATATGGTCCCGATCAAGCTAGTAAATGGGTTGCTCCTCCTGGTAGATCATTTCACGAAAAAGGTTTAGCTGTAGACTTAAATAAATCTAATCCTGGTCCAGTAAATGAAGCTGCAAAAATGGGATTATTAGCTAAATACAATCTTTATAGACCATTATCAAATGAAGCTTGGCATATTGAACCTGTTGGAAGCAGAAAAGGGGCACTTGCTAAAGTTCCTATAGTTGGAGATGGAATTAAATCTCCATCAAAGGAAGTTAAAGCTGAACCTAAGGTTAGCAAGACTTCTGCCATAAAAGCTAAAACAGATGCGCAAAAACCTATTTCTGAGACTCCTAATGGAAAATCTATTAAAAAGGACTGTGAAGTTAAAGCAGAGATTAATACTCAACCTAAAGAGAATTATGTCAAGAGTACATTCGAGACTGTTTCAACGGATTCAAAATCTATTCTTGTTCAAACTGCTCAAGCTGCAGCTTCCCAAGC